AGATCCAGCATGGAAGTAGAGTCATCTTCATACTCATAGTCTTCTGGATACATTTCCATGAGCGCCCGAAGTTCAGATTCGTATAGAGCCTGTTCCTCTTCTTCAGTCATCTGGTCCATTATTCTGCTCCCTTCAACACTTCATCACGAAGCGTCTTGAAACGTTTAAGTTCTGAGATTGCACCTTGGATTTCCAGAATACGGTTGTAGTCCTTCTGTCCTTCAAGATTGTCACGGTGTTGTTGAATACGTGCGTTCACATATTCCTGCAGCCTGTCCATCTGGTCTTTGTCGTTCACCAGAGGGAGTAGGCTTCTGTACTGCTTTTGATCCATGTAGTCTTAGCCTTGCTGTGGGCCTTGTTGAGAAGCCTGTTGCTGTTGTGGCTGGTTACCCCCATTGTCGCCCCCTCCACCGCCTGTGAAGCCCTCTGCGTTAGGCTCAGGGGCATTGCCAGGTGCAATGTTACCGCCACCTGTTCCAGTGGGATCATCAGGGCTAGGTGCGCCACCTTGTTGTGGTGGCTGCTGACCTTGCGGGGGTTGTGGCATCAATGCTTGGATCTCTGCCATCATTTTAGCCTGTATTGCGGCCTCACGCTGGTCGTTAAGGATCTTGTCTTCGTCTAGGTCCATAGACGCTGCTAGTTCACGCAGGATGTAGTCGTATTTCACAAACGGCTGCATCGCAGGGTTCTGTGCCATCTGCATGAACTGGATTAGGCGCTGGGAACGGATCTCATTGCGCATCAAGCTTTCCGTGCCACGAGCCTTAACTTCTAGATCACCCTTCGCCATATCTTTGTCGAAGTTGAACTGCATGTTGAAACTGAACAGTGAACGCCCAAGAGGTGACAGTAGGTAGTCATCGATGTTACGCACTACAGCCTTAATGTTCTGTGCGGCTGCACCCATCAGCATGGACATACCTGCGGCGGTACGGCCTACCCCTGTGATGCCCCCTTGCCCATGACTATAAGACGGAATGCCTGTGGCCTCGTCTGCAAGCTGTCGGCTCTTGTCGAACATCATCAACAATTCTTGTGATACGTTAGGGAACTTCGTCCCGAAGATAGCCTGTCCTGGTGCGCCTGCCTGACGACGGAACACCTTGCCTGGGTAGATCTCCATATCCTGTCCTGGGACTAGGTTAGTCTCATCTACCTCAATCAACAGGTTACCTGATAAGGCACCGTTATCTACAGCCATGCGCATGAAGCCGTTCATCAACAACTGCGTGTCTTCCATGTTCTCGGCTACACCGATACCGAAGAAGCTGTAGGGGTTTAGTTCGTATGGCACCGCATGGTAAGGAATACGCATCGGTGTAAAAGGGTTAAGCACAAGGCGCAGGATCTGCCCGTTACATACCCAAGCATTCACTTGGATTTGATCACGATCCTCATACTCTGATGGAATTTCGATGTCTGCTTCTTCAGCTAGTTCGCTATCTAGGATACCCCAGTATTCCATTACCTCAAAACGCTCTACTGCGTCTGTATTGGCGTTATCTTCTAGTGCATCTTCCCAGTATTCACGCACATAGCTAGAACCGTACTCAATCGCCAGTTCAATGCTTTCATCACGGAAATGTGGGCGTTTCTTTAGCGCTCTCATCTGAGAACGGTTCAAACGATGGCGCTGAACGGTATATTCCGCTTCAGACATGTTCCGTGCGTCAGGATCAGGATAGAAATCCCAAATAGACACGTATTCTACTTTAGGGATAGTTTCATACAGCGGATCGTAGTTACCGTCTTCATCCCAGCGTGGATATTCTTTGTCGTGGGCGAATGGTCCTTTGATTACGCCTGTACCAAACAGACATGTCTCGAATGCTAGGGACCGTAGGTGCTTAGAGGCATTACTTTCCTCTAGCTGGTCGTGCATCTTGCGTTCCATAAGCTGTGCCGCACGTCGTGCAGGCTCAAATGTGATAGAACCAGGAACTGTACCCGCATTCGCCTGCATTTCACCCTCTAATGGGGCTAATTTGTCCTTATATACGCCTAAATCCTTAGCAATATCAGGACGGACGATAGAGGTCTTGGGTTTGTACTCTACGCCTACTTTATCCTTAACTTTGTCCGCAGTTAGCTCATTCGGGTCAAAAGATACCGCATCTAGGACGTTATTAGGGTTCATACGAGGCTCAATGCCTACAGGAAACTTCGATCCTGCAAACAAAACGTCTACAACCTGTGCATATGCCGCCAGAACCTTGGTTTTAGTAACCTTAATAAATGCTTTTGACTTCTCTGTAGAGGTAAATTGCACATCAGGGCCATATAACCCCCTATAATTGCGGTAGGACTCTAGCCAACGTGTCTCATCTGTCTGTCGGCGGTCCTTAGAACGCTGAAACTGTGTCTCAATGAACGATACAACGCCTGAATACTCAGCATTTTCCGCTTCAATGTCCCCATCTTCCTCTAAAGCGACTACTAGATCCATTTCTGTAGCGTCTTCAGGCTGAAGATCGGTTGGTTTGTCCATAAGTGCCATGTTTTAGTACCCAAATGTTGCGTCTGCAGGTCTGTAATTGTACTGAGGGACGCCTTGACCCCAATCAAAGGGGGATTTTGCTCGTGGTCGGCTCATAATCCCGTATCTCAGGCTGTCGTAGGCGTGGTCAGAGGCATATCTGGGGTCGATATCGTCCGTACCTTTAGGATCTGAGGGGATTACAGGCAGATCTGCGATGATCTGGCGACAGTTATTGAAGAAGATGATGCCTGCAAGTTCTGTATCTTCGTTAACCTTTAGTCTCTCATGTAGCTGGTTCTTCCCTGCTACCCTTGCCCCTGCGGTTCGATCACTAGGTCGCCATTTGCAACCTATTGCGACCATTTCTTCAGCTATACTAGGGCCGATTTGCCCTCTGTTATGCCAGCAACTACTGTCGAGTACGCCATATTGTATGCTTTCACCTGCTTCTGCTTCCATTACTGCAGCCGCTAGGTCTTTGCCTGTGTGCTTAGAGACATAAAGTTCACGGTAAACGTACAAAGTCTCGTAGCTAGGGTCTATTGCGAACCAATGAACAGCAGAATAACTGCTATACCCATAGTCACATGAGCGAAAACGTCGCCAATCAGATGGAATATCAAAAGGCTCACATACATGAACGCTTTGTTTAAACTCTGGGAACGCTGCCCCATCCGCTATATTCCAATCACCTTCTAGTAGTTGGCGTCTTTGCATCTCTGGTAGAGACAAAAGGTTGGCTTCGTACTGTCCACCTTCCATCAGATAAGGGTTATCTTTCAGGCTTGCGGGTATAAACTTGCGATAGAACAGCGGTTCACCCGCCTTCTCGTGTCCATCAGGATATGTTAGAGGATTACCGCTCTCTAAATCCGTTGCTACGAACCGTTTCCCTGAAGGAGATGGGTCGATAAACATCTGTTTTACCCACTGATGGCCTGGACCCCCAGGGTTTGTAGTTGCCCTCATGTAGATCGGTAGGTCAGGATCAGTGGTCCGAAGACGAGATCTCATATAGTTCCAAGCAAAAGGTGTAGGATGTTGGGTAAGTTCGTCGAATGCGATGTAGCTAAATGCTTGACCTTGGTAACGTAGAACATCCTCATCCCTTTCGAGATATGTCATCCATATTCTGGCCCCGCTTGGGAAGGTCCATTGGCTTTTCTTCTCCGCCCATTTCGCTCCTGGGTACGCTTTCGGATACAACTCCTGACTTTTCCATACAAGTTCACGGAGTTCATCGTTTGTCCTTCTAAGGATGAGTCCGTTGAAAGCAGGGTGACCAAAATATCGCATGGGATCTGCGAGTAGTCCAAAGCTTTTGCCGCCGCCTGCGCTCCCCCCATACAGGACTTCTCTTTCCGATGCCGCCAAAAATTCTGTTTGCGGCCCCTCATTTGGTGCAAAGATTACCTCATTGGTTTGTTGCTGTTGGGTTATTGAACTGAAGTCTAGCGTTTCTGAGATAGTCTCCTCTTCAGGAAGCTTCTCTGCTAGTTTCTTTTCCATCATCGTGTGAACACGCTTAGTGTCCGACATCTTACGACGGATAGCAGCCAACTCTTTTTCTTCTTTAGTCTTTGGCTGTTTCTTCTTAAAGGCCCGTGCATTGCGCTTCAGCACTTTGCTATCGGGTCTATGTTCTTCCCACAGGTTCTTTAAACCTTGGTGTGATATCTTGCGCCCAGCTTTCTCACTGAGCCATGCAGCGGTCTTCCGCTGACTGTAACCTTCTTCTAGGTGGTCAAAGGCTTTCTCAGCCCATTCCACCATCTCAGGATCGGGTACAAGAACTAGAGGATCGTCCTCACTGGCAACGTAAGCAAACGCTATTCGTGCTGTCTTGTTAGGTCTAGACTTATTCTTCCACGTCATTCTGTTTCGGAGGTAGAACAAACATACCGCCGCCTTTAGCTTCGACTTGTACCTGCTCTTTTTTCACTAGCCCTGTGCGGTCCAATACTTCCCGTGCCGCTGAAATTGCGTTCCGTGCGCCCAGCGCAGAGGGATCGTCTAATACATCCACAATACCGAATGCTGCCTTCGGTGCGTTCATAGCCAACATCATAGACGCACGGTCAATGATCTCATCCCGTAGACTACTTACAACTTCGGATGTCTTAACACTGTCAGAATAACCTGCTTCACGCATCGCCGCACGGATATTACCACGGGCATCCCCCATCAGGGCGGTTAGGAAGGCTTCCTGTTTATCTGTGTATTTACGTGGGGTATCGCTCATTTCATCATCAACCTTTGTTCCAGATGCTGAATAGTAGCTTCAGCCCGTGCTAGTGATGCCTTCAATTCTGATACTTCACGTAGCAACTGTTCTTTGTCTTCTAAAACCTTGTCCAGCTTCAGAGACAGGCGATCTACCTGCTCTTTCAGTGTCTCCTGAAATTCTGCACGTTGATTACTATCTTCTTGGTCTGCCTTAAAACGATGCTCTGCACGTTTAGCTAAATAGGTCCACAGACCACCTGCAGACACCAACGCTACAATGATAGGGACTAACTGATCAGTGGACATCTACGAATCTCTTATGTTCTAGGATCTGTCTGTGGACTAGGTTCGCTAGATAAAGGCTCCACCCCGCTAACCAAATCAATGCCGCTGCGTGTGCCACCTCATCTACTGTTGTCATGGGCATATGAGCCATAGGCCGTACTGCCTGCTCCATCCCATTAGCTGTAGCCGTGAAGTAAACATTCTCCATTGGCTTTGGGGGTTCGTACATCATGTACTGAAACAGAACGATCATGCTCAACACAAAGTCTGCCAGTAACGTGTACTTCAAAATAATACGGGGTAACCAAACTGTTGCAAAAACAACAAGCAGGCTCATTGTACCCCATGCACAAATCAGAGTAGTTTCTACATGAGTAACAAACATACCTGCCATAATCAGACCGCACATAGCACAGGCTAGATGCTGGGCAGGGCCGTTAGCATTCTTTACCTTTTCAAAAGTACCGTGCAGTCCATAGGCTTGCATTACTTCTTGCCTTTTTTCTTAGGCCAGCCCTTTTGCATATCCTTGTACGCTTTATCGCTGACAGTGCTATTCTTCTTAGAACGAGAAGTGCCTGCCTTCTTACGCTTGTTCATATTTTTAACTAGGGACATAATAACCTCAAATGATGATAGGATCTGGGCCTACCATTTCTTGCAGGACCAATAACGGGCTGTGAACTTATCCTTCGCTGTCTTACACTTGTGTCTTGCACGGAAAGACTTACGGCGTTCAGGATTGCTCTTCTTGATACGCATGTCAGGATCACCGAAGCGAATAATCTTCTCTTTGCCATCCTTACACGCCTTAACAACAAACTTCTTAGGGCCGTCTGGTGTACGACGGGGTTTGTTGCATTTCATCTTTGATTTATCGATAGCCATCAAAAACCTACAAAATAATAATACAGGCCTGCACCTAAACCGCCCCAGATAACGACTACGATGAATATCCAAGCTAGGATTTCTAGGAGTTCCTGACGTTCTTTCTCACGCTGCTTAATAGCGTCCTTACGGGCCTTACGAGCTTTAGCCTGATACTCCACCCAAGCGTCGTACATCCCAGGCCTTCCGTACAATCTCATATGGGACTGTAGTTGAGCCTTTTGCTGATTAATCTTTTCAAGTGCTAAGAACTCTTCGAAGTCCGTAGCATCCTTGCCCAACATCTTATTTAGTGGGTTTTTCTTCTTTGCTTCTGCTTTTGCCTTCAGGTCTTCTTCGGCAGACACAAATGATGCTATAGATTTGCCAACATCAGCCAACTCTCTAGAATTAGCGATTGCCTGTTTGATGACCCCGAATGCGGCATTGGCAGCGGCTAACTCCGCTAACATCCCCGTATCCCCTACGCAGCCTCACCTGCTTTTACTGGTACACAACGTCCCTTAGCGGCTTTGCCCTGACTACTCAGAAAGTCCACTACTTGTTGAACTTCTTCCGTGCAGGCAACTTCCGAATGAAACGCTTCAGTACGCACCAAAGAGTCACAGCTAACGGCGGCAGGATTAGTACAGCCGATGACTACTGCAACCCAGAAAATCATTTCTTATGTGGCATACCACCACAATTCATGCCTGGCTTACCTTTAGTCATGTAGCCGCCCATGTTCATCTTACCGCCTTTAGGTGTTGCCTTCTGCGTCGGCTTACAGGACGCACCAGCATTCGCCTTATTCGTCTTCCCCATAGTCTTCTTCCCTATCTATGTAATGATCTGCTCGTTCTACCTTCGTGGCTGCTTCCTCTGTCTCAAAGAACTCTGCATAACCACGGAATATTAGATTCTCATCATCTGCCTGATCCTGAGTGATCAAACCTTCATCAACCAGCAGATCTACGATATCTTCTAAAGGCAGGACTTTTCCTGTCGCCTGTTGAATTGCTGCACGGATGTAGATGAGATTTACCATAGGATACCATAAAGTAACCCTATGCCTTCTATTGTAACATCAGCACAGGGATAAAGTCAACACCTTATTAGGTGGCATTTTAGGGGTAGACAAAACCCCAAACAATTGCTATAATTTAAAAGCTGCCGCAGGCGGTAATACCTATAGCCAGATCCTACTGTAGATCTCACCACGGCTAATACCGATATCGGCTAACTCCTTATCAGTCATTCTCGTTAACAGAAGGTAGTCCGCCTTCTTCTGCTGATGTTCTTGGATGTAAGTTAGTAGTTTCTTTAGCATTATAATCCTCCATTCTACTAAGAGTATTATAACACCAATCAGCTAAGTGTTGTTCTGACATTTCTGCAATGCCGTTATTCGTTTTCAGATAAGCTATAGCCCGAAGCAGAATAGCAGGATCATCCTTCAACTTACCTAGGCCCATATTACAATCGTCACACAGGAAACCTCTAAACTCTCCTGTGCTATGATCATGATCTAACCGCCACACCGTCTTACGGCTTCCGCCTTTACCAAAGTCCGACCTAAGATCATGCCCTTTAGTCCCACAGACAGAACAACAATGATTGATATCAGGATAAGGGTTCTTCTGCTTTAAATTACTCAGTTCAGAATGATATGCCTTCAAACAAGGCTTACAGTAGATATGAGCCTTAGAAGTCTTCACAAAGCTATCACCGCACTTACTACACCGTGAGTGCGGTTTTTCTTTGTCCAACTCTTTCGGCAAACCTTCACCGAAAAGATGTAGCTGGTTAATCATCAGAGATGTTAAACAAATCCGATACAGCGTTAGTGCTGTCCTCTATAGTCCCGCCAACCGTCCGCAGACGTTCAGCCTGACGACTTAACTCATGCGCAATAATATAAAGCTGGTTATACGCATAGCTATCACGATACTCCTCAATCAGGGCATCAACCACACCCTCTAGCGGAATCTTAAAATCATAGCCCTCATCTTCATCGCTGATAAAAACCGTAGGGACAATGTTACATACGCCATGAGGATCTACCTCTACATTAGCGTCCACCGTTAACCGCAGACTTACGTCCTGCTCGTCATAAGTGTCTGTCATACTTCTGCTCTTCAATGACAATACAGCCGAAGCTGTGACCCCAATATAACAACGCCACCTAACTATGTCCACTATTAACTTTGCAAATTTACAGTTACCAATCCAAAACTTTGCAAACTTTGCTAAAGGAACTTGCCAGCTTACGATTTTGGTCCAGCAGGGAGTGCCTGTGGAAGGGCAGGTTTACGGGTTACAAAATCCCAATCTCGGGTAAGATCTGTATACGCTAACGGTAGGGAGGGGGGCGGCACTCGCAGGGGGCGCAAGTGTGGCTAAATCCCTATAAATAAAGGCTTTTCTAGCGGTATTCTATAGCCTGATAACGTTTAGTTATAAGCCCCGACAGCTTAAAGCCCTTATTTCTAAGGCTATAAAATAAAAAGTTTATGTAACAAGTTGAGATTCGGTTTTAGCCTATGGTTTAGCCGCCGCCGTGTGAACCGTTGCTTAGTTTATAAAACGATAGCGGGGGCCGCTTCGGTGCATGCTTTGGCCCTATAGATTGGCGCTACCTTCGGCCCCGTGGCTTCGGTTATCTGTCGGCGGCTATGGCTTCGGCATTGTGGCAGGGGCTAGGGGCTTCGGCTTTCACGCTGTCGGCTATACCGCCGCCAATCCTAGCGCCCTTGTAAGCGGGGCAGGAAAGCCGCAAGGCTTCGGCGGCTATGGTTAACACTAGGCAAAAGAAAAGCCCCGTTGCAGGGGCTAATCTGTCGGCTATATGGCGGGGCTTATTCCGCCCCCTCTAAATCGTCAATCCATTGCGGTTCTGTTGCTTCGGTTATTTTGCTAACGGCGGCACAATGCAACTTATCTTGCCCCCGTATTAAATCCCGATAGTTAGCGTTTGCGTGTTTTTCGCTTTCGTGAAGTGTAAAGAAATCTTCCAGGCGGTTTTGTCCGTGGTTAATTGTCCAGGCTAATAGAAACATATGTTTTTCCTTTCGGGTTTAGGTTAGTGTGCTAAGGGCAATGAAAAGGGCAGCGAATAACGCCGCCGCCCCAATCATATCAATAATAAAATTGCGCATTGTTACGCCGCCAAACGCTGGAAAGCTTCGGTGCGAATTATCCCCGCAATTTCTCTTTCCCGCTTGTCTAGTGTTTCTGCCACGTTATCCGCCGCCGCCGAATTGCGAACGCCGAAGGCTTCGGAATTATGGCTAGAATAATAAGTAAGGGCAGAATACAAAGCCCAAACCGTTGCGCCCCGTGTTTCGGCTTCTATTTCGAATTGTTGCATCATAGCTTTAACACGGCGTCCCGACATTCCCGCCGCTTCTAGTGTGGCTTCGGCTTGTTCTGCGTTTATTTCTTTCCTTGCCCACGATTGCCAAACATGCACACGATCAAGATATTTTGCCGCTTCGGTTTCCAAAAAGCCGCCAAGCTTTTGCGGATTGAAACCCGCCGTGTGGCGATAGGCGCTTGTTTCAAATTCACCTATAACCATGCCGTTTGTGCAAATCAGATCATAAGCCCCTGCAAAGCCCCGAATTGATGAACCGCCGAAGCCGTTAACAATACCAATGCGGAATTTTAATTGTGTGCTAGATCCGCTTAGCTGTCGGATATCCGCCCCCAATGCGGGAAAGGTATATTCGAAGCGGGTATATTTGCCGCCCTTGCTTGTGAACTCTTTCAATTCGATATCTTGCAAAGCGTAGCGGGGAAGGGCAGCTTCGGCGGCTTCGGCAACGGTTGCTTGCAAATCGTTATTTTGCACAATTGCGTATTTATCGCCCACAATTGAAAGCGGGGCGTTTGTGTCGGTGCGATAGATTAGCCGCCCAATGTTTTCTGATAGCGTTTGCATATCTTGCGGCATATCCAAGCGCCCCCCGCTTGCGTCGTATTGCAAGGGCATGGTTGCGGCTTGGAACGCCGTTTTATCTAGCGGCGGGAAAAGCGGCTTGTTTTCTTTTGCGGCTATTGCTTGCGCTAGGCTTACAACGTTAGCGGGGATGTGTGAAAAACTATTCATTTTATTTCCTTTCGGATTGGTTGGTTTTGTGTGATTGCTAGGCGGTAAGCCCTAGCCCAATGCCCCCGACGTTGCAGGGGCTAAGGGCTAAGGCCTAGCGCAATGCGGCAAAGTCCCCTTTTGCAAAAGCAAGCGCCCGCTGGCGATATGTTTCCGCAAGGGCGGCGTTTGTTCCGTCCCGTTCATTGCGTATTGATTGAATAAGCCGCTTTGCCTCATTACGGGCATAAATGCGGCTTAACTGGCGTTCCGAATTGCGGAATTTCAAATTGTTTCTAAGGCGGTGCAATAAATGCTTTTCAAAAGTTGTCATATTAAAGCCCCCCGAATTGTGCATCATACGCCGCCGCCTTGATTGCGTCGGCTTGTTTCTTATTTGAAGCCGCACGAATAAGGGCGGCAACGGAACGCAAAAAGGCGGCTTGGTTGCCCACATGCAAGTGATACGTTGCAACCGCTAGGGCTTTTGTTTGTGCTTTTGTCATCATATTTTCCTTTCGGGTTTCGGTTTTGTGTGGCGGGGACAATCGCCCCCTGCCCCTTGTTAATGCCATAACTAAGCGCCATTAACAAGCATTAATTGCGCCCCGTTAAATATTGGCTTTATAAAAGTAAAGATAATACCCAATACCAAAACACGAAAAAGCCAAGGATTAAATAAAGGCTTTTCACGCTATAGCCCCCGCCGTTGCTATTGCGTCGGCTTTTCTTTTGCTTACGCCGTGGGCAGGAAAAGCAACAATTGTTTCACGTTGCTTTTGACATAGGGCGCAAGATTTACAATTGATCGAATCGGAATATGTGGCAGGGCAAACAACAACACGCCGCCCCGCTTTGGTTGTTAGCCCTAGGGCTTCGATTCTTTCCTTGTAAGCCGCCAAGCTTTCCAGCCATTGCACAATGCCCTTTTCCTTTTTGTGGCGGCGTTCATATTCTAGCGGGGCAACCGTAACAACGGGGCCGCAATCGGTGGCGGCTAATTCGTCGGCGTGGTCAAAATTGTTGCCGCTTAGGTTAATTGTGAAGCCTAGCAAATTTGCGGCTTTTATTTGCTGTCGATTGTCGGCGTGTTGTGGGTTGTAATGGGTATATGTGAAACCCCGCTTTCCCTTGTTAGCTAAAACAAGCCCCCGCAAGCTTTCGGCGTCAATTCTTTCGGCGTCGGTTGCGTCGGGGACTAAATCGCCGCTTTGGTTGTGTCGCCACAATGCGCCAAGCGGCAAAGCGGCAACGCTATTTAAAAAGCCCTGCCATAGCTGCCCCGCTTTCCCTTCCGTCACCTTGCGCCAAAATAAACCAAGCGGCCCCGCTTCGGCATAGCACCCCGCCCCCTTTAATGGGCAAGCGTCGGGGCATGTGGCGGCGGTGCTAGTGCTAACGGGGATTGGCCCCGTTTTAATATTGCGGCTTTTTAGTGTGAGATTAAAAAACATTGCTACGGCGTCGGTAAACATGTCTCTTTTCCTTTCGGTTGTTTTGTGTGAAGGGCGGTTATGTGGTAAGCCCTGCCCCGAATAAATCCGAAAGAATCCCCCCTTGCAAGCTTTAATTCTGCCATTTTACAAAGCTTTTCTGCAGCGCTTTCTCCGCCACCCTCTAAGTCCTACCAGTATGGGGATATGCGCACATATGCCTATATATAAGGGTGTAGTATGCGTTTGACGTGCGAGTAGTTTTAAACAAAAAAACCCCCCGACCACGGAGGGAGTCGAGGGGCTGCGCTAGTGAGTTTGCACAGGCAGGGAGGTAACTGTGCTAAGGTGATACTAGCAAAACTTTTTATTGGGTGCAAGTGTTATTTTATTGCTTGACTGTAACTATGCCACTTTGTTAGGCTCATACCTATCACACAAAACGGAGACAGATATGGCTAACAAGGTAAAGTACCTACAGACCAAGCGCCTGCGCTCTGGACAGGTTAAATGGGCGTTTAACCCGCCTTTATACCTGCAAGAAGCTATTGGCGCTGTTTATGAGCAATACAATGACAAGTCTGATGCAGTTATGCGATGCCTAGAGGCAGACAAGTTATTTCAGGCTTATCGTGCGAGTAAAAAACCAGAGCAGTTAGACCCTTCATCGGTTTCTGCCCTGATCAATACCTACAAAAGCACCAAGTCATGGATGGACCTAAAGCCTAACAGCCACCGCACCTATGAACAGCTACTTAACGGCGTCCTGTGGCGTCGCATCGGCAAGCACAAGCATTCTTTCGGCAACATGCAGGCCAATAATGTGAGTAACATGGATGTAGAGCATTTGTATCAGCAGTTATCGTCTGACGTGTCAGTACATCGGGCCAGACACACTGTTAAGGTGCTAAAGCGGATATGGAATGTTGGGGAAAACCTCGGCAAAGTCCGTGGCAATCCCTTCCGCAGCATCGAACTAGGCTCAGAAGAGGTGTCTGACGTGATATGGAGAGCAGGTCAGGTCAAGCGCTTCATAGAGACTGCAGACGAGATGGGCTACTGGTCTATCGGAACCTTAGCAATGCTGTGCTACGACCTATGTCAGCGTCCTGGGGACATGCGACAGCTTACTTGGGGGACATTTGATGGTGAAGCCTTTGAGTTTCGTCAAGAGAAGACAGGCACCAAGATGTACATCACAGGCAGTGATCGTCTTATCGCCCGTATAGTTAAGCGGCGTAATGAAGGTGGCCCCGACGACTGTATTGTACGCTATGAGGCTACAGGTAAGCCCTACGACAATCGTATGTATAATAAGATAGCAGCTAAGGTGCGTGAAGAAGCTATGCTGCCTTCAAAACTAACCCTGAAATGCCTGCGCCATACTGGTGCCACCGAATTAGGTGAAGCAGATGCAACTGAAGATCAGATTGCGGCTGTCACAGGCCATAAGAGCCGCCAGATGCTTAACATCTACGTCAAGAAGACCAAGCGCATGGCAGAACAAGCACAAATGAAGAGGTTTGGATGAGCAGTGTTAATAAAGCACGTCGTGAATTTGAGCGGGAACTAACCCGCATAACAGGTAAGCCCTCACAACAGGTAACAGAGCGGCTAATAGATCTGATCCGTGAGGTCAGAGATGAATTGAGGAAGACAGATGCAAGCAGAACTACCACTAAGTCTTGAATTGGAACTACAGGAAATGGGGTTGCTGAATGTACAGCATGAAGAGTTGGACGATCCTGTCCACACACCTACCCGTGAATACAAGTTTCGTATGCCCACCTTTGATGAAAACGGAGAACCAGAGTTTTGAAGACATGTAAGGATTGTCACGATGTGGCGCACGTATTTTGGCAGCGAATGTGGTTGTGCTGCACATGTGGGTGGAAGCGAATGAAGAGTGAAATATGATTGATGTAACCTATATAAATCACATGGGCAGTGACCTATCTGTAGTGAATGCTGCCCGTGTTAGCTTCGGTAAGCAGAGTGAATGGCTTCCCCGTATTCATGCAGGTGAAGAGAAGCAGCTACCGATGAAGGATCTGAAGCTGATCAAGTATCTGGCGAAGCACAAGCATTACAGCCCATTCGGGCATTGCTTTGCTTCCTTCCATGTGCGGTGTCCTATTTATGTACACGCCCAACTGGAGAAGCACCAATATCTGAGAGTCAATACCATCAGCCGTCGCTACGTGGACACACCACCGACGTTCTATCTTCCTGATCCTTTCCGCTACAAAGCAGAGGACAAGAAGCAGGGCAGCACAGGCAATGCCAATGAAGCTGTGATGCATGATGGCTTTGACCATGCCCTGGCAGATCATATGGAGCAGTCTAAGAAGCTGTACCTAGAAATGATAGACCGTGGAATCGCTCCTGAGTTAGCCCGTGGGTGGTTACCTCAAGCAGCCTTCACGGAATTTTATTGGAGCGGTAGCTTGGATGCTTTCTCTGCAATGTGTGCGCTGCGCTGTAAGCCTGACACGCAAGAGGAAAGCCGCACGGTTGCGGATCTCATTGATGATCAGATGATGACCCTTTTCCCTGTTAGCTGGGAAGCCTTACGGATGTATGAAGATGGTTGATGTGATAGGGATAGAGAGCGTGGAAGATCACGACGATGGCAGTGCGACATTCACTGTCGTCGCTGATGAAAACGCACGTAGTTCGTTGGCGAATGAAGGGCTGAAACTAATCCTGTATTGCGCAGCAGCGAATATGGATCTACAATTAGTATATGACTTCATCGAAGACCACATCAGGTATAATAATGATGAAGACATCAGGCCAATGACAGAAGAGGAAAGGAATCGGGCAAAAGAAAGAGAAGAGAAAAACAAAGTTAACAATTCAAAATCTAAACTTTCATAAACTAAACTAAACCTCAGTTCAAAAAAGTATTACATATCAAAGTCTTGGTTGCGGGAGTAGGATTTGAACCTACGACCTTCAGGTTATGAGCCTACCTAATACTTTATGTAATATTTTCAACAGGTTACATCGTTTCCGTGTACGGGCGTAAGTTACTAGGCCCATAACTAAATGGCGTTACTATTACTTATTGACGCTCAATATTAAAAATGTAGGTTACACAAGATCGAATACGTTTAGTTAACACCTAAGAACGGAGCAGTAAGGTGGATAACAAAACAATGCATACGCTAGAGAGCGTTGATAAATATATCACTCCAGTGATTTTCATGTGCGATATGTGCATGGGTTTAGTGCTGCGCAATCAGACCGCTGTGCTATTAACTTTCACTTACTACAACTCAGATTTCCCAGTTTATTGGGATGACGACGACCTGAAGTCTTTTAAGTTTGTTAGGTGTTGTGAAAAGTGTGGAGAACCTGACCTTGTATAGTTTTAAAGACCAGTTACATATTGTGTCCCAAATTGAGACTCGTGAAGGCACAAAGACAACGATAGACTGCCCGTTCTGTGGCGGTAAGAAGAAATTTACAATAGACAAATACGACGGAAAGCTTTTGTGGAACTGCTTCAGGGCATCCTGCAACGTCCGTGGTTCCTATCAAGGGAGAAGAAGCGTTGAAGCCACCAAAGCGTACCTTTCTGGTCATGCAAATGAAAAACAAAAGACTAAGCATGTTCCAATACCTCAGATTACAACCAAACCAGAAAACCATGAACCTACGTGTGATTACCTCAGAGTGGTTAACAGTTGGGAAGCGTACCTAGCTGGCGATATAAAGGTCCGATATGCGCCTAAAGAAAATAGGGTACTCTTCTATAACAAAGAGGGTACAGGCGCTGTAGGTAGGTTCCTGGGGTCTAGTAAGTATAAGTGGTGGAACTATGGTGATTTGTCTGGTGGTATACATGTAGGAGATGGGGATCATGCAATCCTAGTAGAGGATGCCCCTTCTGCCTGTGCAGTATCGCAGCTTACGGGATATGTTGGTGTAGCTATTTTAGGTACAACATTGACAAAGCCATTACTTGCATCACTTAGTAAGTACACTGAAACAACATTAGTTCTTGACAAGGATGCTAGTAGTAAGGCAGTGTTGTTAACCAGAAGACATTCTCAAATTGATAAACTGAGACTTACGGAGAAAGATCTTAAATGGATGAATGGCGATCAATTAGCAGCTGTACTACGGTAAAGAGCCGTTACGCTTGGAGTTGGTTGCGTAATAAGGGCAACAACGGTAAACATAACCGTAGGGCTATTCGGTTTCTTTCTAAGTTCAGACCGCTTGGTGTGGGCGTTGCTATATACTGGATAAAAAAGAATAGTGACCTACAGAATCCACCTAGCGGCCCCCCACTGTTTTCCTTATAGCTGCCGATTATTCGCAGTTGATCCGCTGCGTTAACAAATATCCGTCGAAGCTAACCTAGTACCGACGTAAAACTAAAGGAAAAGGTATATACAATGAAAGCTAGAGGAATCGTAGTATTAGATTACGATATCGAAGGCGGTTTTAAGGAAGCCGCTGAAGAGCAAGAGAGACTAGAGCAAGCAATTGCAGATATAGTCAAAGGTAACAAACGTGTAGTCTTCCATCAGGTAGACATGAAGGAACGGCGGGGAGATACCCCACCAGACATCACTAAGATGAAGTTCCGCACAAACTAAAACTACTCACGGTAAAAACAAAATGCCCCTGATCGAAAGATTGGGGGTTTTTTTATTTCTGTAAGGTGTTATCATCTGCACCCTATAACGCCAACTTATAAAATGGGAGCAGAAATGGAATTACCATTACTAGCAACACTGCTTAACAATGGCACTTACAACGCCAATCAGAGCAGATTAAAGCGTTCCATCTTTTCAGAAGACATTGCAGGGATCTACGACCTTCTGAAGGACGCACATGAAAAATACCAGCATGATATAAAGCCTGATGATTTATACAGCCTGTGGCTGACGCATAACCCTGTAGCCACAGCCGCAGAGATTAACGACTTCCGTGACGTGGTTGATACGCTGAAGGGTGCAGATCCTCTATCGGACGATATCGCTTCTGACGTGATCGAAAGCCTATGGCGCAGACAGATCGGCTTAGACATATCCAACATGGGCATCAATATGGCGGAAGGTGATACCTCTGCTATGACCCGCCTAAAGGAGTTCCTTGCAAGCGTCAGCGATAACTACATGCCTGACGACTACGGTGAGCCAACCACAGATGACATCTATGAACTACTGGCTGAAACCTCTGATGAGAATCGCTGGAAGTTCAACATCGAAACTCTGTCCCGTCATGTCTACGGCATCGGTGCAGCAGAGTTTGGTATCGTCTTTGCCCGTCCTGAAACAGGTAAGTCTGCATTTGTTGTTAGCCTAATCGCTGGACCAGATGGTTTCTGCCAGCAGGGGGCCAAGGTTCTTTATCTAGGTAACGAAGAGAAGACTACACGGACAAAGCTACGGGCTATCCAAGCCTGCAGTGGCATGACCCGTCCTGAGATAGCTGAACACCCAGACCTAGCCATGTCCATGTACATGAGTATACGTGATCGCCTTGTCATGAAGGATACCCAGGAATGGGATCTGGATAAGATTGATGGTTACTGTGAGATCCATAAGCCTGACATCATCATCCTAGACCAAGCGGACAAGGTAAACATATCTGGTTCATACAACGCCAGCCATGAGCGCATCCGTGAACTGTACAGAAGCCTACGTGAATTAGCCAAGCGCCATGACTGCGCCCTGCTGGGTGTTAGCCAAGCGTCTGCTGACGCAGAAGGCCGCACCCGTATCGACTTCTCTATGCTGGAAGGCAGTAAGACAGGCAAGGCTGCAGAGGCAGACCTGATCATCGGCATCGGTAAACACAACGGCAACGGCGAGGACCAAGACCCTGATCACACACGGTTCTTAAACATATCGAAGAACAAGCTGAGTGGTTACCACGGCTGCATCATCTGTAACATCCAACCAGAGATTAGCCGCTATGTGGAATAATATACTATCCTTAGACTTAGAGACTACGGTACAAAAGCTAGGCGGCAAGATAGACAACAGCCCTTACCACCCTCTTAACCAGCTAGTCTCTGCACACTTCGCACTAAACCAGAACCCTGTTACCCACCTCGTATTCAATCATAATGAGAAGCCTATCCCTGACAGCCGACAGAAGCTGCAGGAAGCATTAGATAAGGCGGATCTGATTGTAGCGCACAACGCTAAGTTTGATATTGAATGGCTACTGGAAGCAGGCTTTGTTATCTCTTGCCCTGTCTGGTGTACCTACATAGGTGAGTATGTCTTTGCCAGAGGTCAACGACAGAAGCTGTCACTGAAAGATACGGCGGAGCGTCGTGATGTGACACGTAAGAAGTCTGACCTGGTTGATGAACTATTCAAAAGCGGCACAGGCTTTGAAGCTATGCCGTTGGACATCGTGCTGGAGTATGCAGAAGCCGATGTGATCGCTTGTCGTGAGATATTTCATCAGCAATTGGAAGACCTGAAGCAAGAAAAGAACATCTCACTACGCAGTGTTATCGATCTGATGAACGATATGCTGACATTTCTTGTGGAGATACAGCGAAACGGCGTGAAGATTGACCGCAAGGCTCTAAACCGCATCAAAGATGAGTTTACGGCTGAACAAGAGCAGTTAATCAAGCGTTTAGAGCAGATTGTAGAGGATGTAATGGGGGATACGCCTATCAACCTCAATTCTGGCGCTGATATGACCAAAGTTGTGTATTCTCGTGTGGTTATTGACCGTGACAGGCATATAAAGGTCTGGAACATTGGCGTCGATAGCAAAGGTAAGCCTTTATATCCGCCTAGGATGAATAAACCAGAGTTTAACAGGGCGGTACGGTCAACTACAAGCATTCTGAAGCGTACTGTCGCCATTTGCTGCAACACATGTGATGGCAGAGGAAAGATACAGAAGTTTAAGACTGTTACCCGCCAAAAGATGGGTAAGAAGTACAAAGTCGTCGGTGAACCGTACAAGAACTTATCCAAATGCGCCGACTGCAATGGCGTAGGTGCTTTCTATCAGGATACGGATAAGACCGCAGGCTTGATGCTGACCCCTGATAACCCGTCCTATGCTTCTATCAATGGCTTCAAGACAGACAAAAACACCATTAAGCTTTTGATTGCACAGGCCAAGCGCAAGAAGAATGAGGTGGCGGTAGAGTTCCTGACTAAGATCAGTAGGCTCAATGCTATCAACACGTATCTCGACTCATTCATTGCAGGCATAGAGAACTGGACCAGAGCAGATGACATTCTGCACACACAGTTCAACCAGTGCATCACAGCTACTGGTCGCCTGTCTTCCACATCGCCCAACCTACAGAACATGCCGAAGCGTGGCTTCCCTGTGCGTGAGGCTATGGTGAGTAGGTTTGAAAACGGTCTGGTGATTGAGGCGGACTTCAGTGGACTAGAGTTCGTCATGGCGGGAGAATTATCCCGTGACCCACAGATCATCTCTGACGTGTTGAACGGTAAGGATCTGCACAAGCAGACTGCCTCTATCATCTATCAGTGTGAAGTGTCAGAGGTAACCAAGGATCAACGTCAGAGTTCTAAGGCGTACAGCTTTGCCCCTATTTATGGCGGCATCGGCGCTGGAGAGGAGCCGCATGTCCAAGCCTATTTCGAAAAATTCTTTGATATCTACAAAGGGCTAGGTGCATACCACCAAAGATTAGCAGGTGGTGTACTAAAAGATGGTCATGTTCATATCTTCTCTGGAAGACAATTCTTCTGGCCTGATGTACGGCGGACACGCAATAAGCGTACAACGTACTACACACAGATAGTGAACTATCCTGTACAATCCGCAGCCACAGCAGACATTGTTCCGTTGTCCTGCATTCGTGCATACCGAAAATTTCAGGAATTAGACTTAAAGTCTAAGCTAGTCCTGACAGTGCATGACTCAATCGTAGTAGACACCCACCCTGACGAAGAAGAACAGGTCAAAGACGTACTTCGTTGGGCTATGGAAGGCGTTACTGAAGAGGCCGAAAAGCTATGGGGCTACTCCTTTGCGCTGCCTCTAAAGATTGAAATTTCATACGGCAAAAACTGGTTGGATCAGGTCGAATATGATTGACTAACGCCACTTTGTTATGCCATACTATAAGTCCACTTAAAGAAGGATCATAATATGAACGATCTCGTAAATTTTGAGAGCAGCGATCTAGCAGAGTTAGCTGACATCCTAGGCACAGAAGTAAGTGGTGGCGGCAGTTCCGATACTGTCCGTGTACCAGAACTACGTGCTAACTCCCGTACCCGTGACAAGGCCACAAAGAAGGCTATTCCAGAGGGGACACTATACCTGACGAACATGGACAAGACGTTTTACGCAGAAAGCGCTACGTTCCGTCCGTTGGCCGCACACATCCAATACTTTCATTGGGATGACGTAGATGGGCAGCGCAAGCTAATATCTAAATCCCGTGCAGTTAAGAATATGCGTGAAGAAGCCCGTGACACCCGTGGCGGCATTGCTTGCGGTATGCCTGATTGGGAACGCCGTAAGGAAATGGGCCGTGAAGAACAGGCTAAGTGGCGCTCTATGCAGCACCGTGTAATCCGTGGCTTGGTCACCATGACAGGCAAGACAGCCGATGGCGAAGAAATCACAGTGGAGAACCAGCCATGTATTATGTTCCACAAAAACAGTACATACGCAGGCTTCTGGAACGGCTTCATGAAGAAGCTCCCGAAGGGACGCCACCTGCACGAGTATCAGGCGACAATGACGACAGAGTACAACGAGAACGGTTCTGTAACGTGGTACACTTTCAATTACGATGTGGACCTATCCTCAACACTACCTATTACACAGGAAGTATTTGATACTATGAAGGTGTTTGCTGATCAGATTAAGTCTGAGAATGCTTACGTTGACGGTAAATACTTCGATGCGTTGAAAGAAGGTGCTATTGACCAAGGTGCTATCGATGCACTCGGTGATAGCCTAGACGACGACTTTGAGGACGTTGCGTAATGCTTGAACCCCAACTTCATATGCTAGGGGATAAGCTGTCTAATGATGAGTTTGAGGGTCTACCAGATCCTCTGCCCATCATTAAAAAGCATCTAGCCTCATTAGAAGAGGCCTGGTTGCGACAACTATCTCCTAGGAAGGAAGATGGATTTCGTCTTCGTATGTCTAATGTGGGCAAGCCCGTATGCCAACTACAGATGGCTGCATCGGGTGCTGAACCAAAGCGGAAGACTTACAACTTCAAGTCACAGATGATGATTGGCGATGCTGTAGAAGCTATCATGAATATCTATCTGGACATGGCAAAGGTTAATGTAACCAGTGCCAATGACGAAGTAGAGTTAGAGGTGGAAGGCCGCACTATCAAGGGTACAGACGACGTAGAGATAGATCATAAGGTCTACGACGTTAAGTCCTGTTCACCTTGGGCTTTTGATAACAAGTGGCTGAAAGGCTACGAGGGATTAAGAGACAGTGACGACTTCGGCTACATTGGACAGCTAACGGGATACGCAAATGCAAAGGATAAGGATGTAGGCGGTTGGCTTGTTATGAACAAGTCGGACGGACGCATCGCAGTCGTAGAGGCGGATATTACGGAAAACGAAAAGAAAGCTAATCTTTTTGGAATCCAGTTTAATGTAAAAACCGTACAAGAGAACCACCCTTTCAAACGTATGTTTGAAGCGATACCAGATAAGTTCAGAGGCAAGCCTACGGGCATGAAGCGTCTGTGCAAATCTTGTGAGTTCTGCGACTACTTAAAGTCCTGCTGGCCTACTGCTGAGTATATGGCGCACCCAAAGAGCGAAGCGAAAAACCCACCCATGTATTGGTTCGTAAAGGATGAATGATGGCGATCAAACCTTCGTCTGCAAAGGCTAAGGGGAGAAGGCACCAGCAATGGGTAAGAGATAAAATCCTAGAACTGTTTCCTAGACTGGAACCAGACGATGTTAGGTCAACTAGCATGGGCGCAGGCGGTGAGGACGTACAACTCAGCCCTGCGGCTAGGAAACTCTTTCCCTACTCCGTGGAATGCAAGGCTCTGAAGAGCATCAGTGTCTACAAGTTCATGGAACAAGCTGAAGCCAACTGTCCTGACAAAGCAGAACCAATAGCAATCGTGAAAGCAGATCGGCAGCGCCCGTTGGCGGTCATAGACGCAGAACACTTTTTTACTCTGATTGGAAACCTTAATGGTCGAACAAAAAATACCAGAAAATAGTATTAGGCATACGCTAACGGTGGACCCAGACAACGGCGAACTACGCATGTCTACAGAGGGCAATGTACCTGACAGCTTAGATCCTGATTATGCCAAAGCCCTGATTGATATCAGCTTAGGTATTAATTCTATGCTGGATAACGGTCTGGAATATCTTGCCTTCATCGGTGGCGTTATGTCCGCATTAGAAGAAGTAATGGCAGACGAAGATGAGATCGGCTTTGAAGCAGCAGACGAATTACTGGAAGCAATCAAGGACCGCAACGTAATCCCATTTGATAAGAAGAAGATGAACTGATGCATAGCCGTAACCGTTTAAATGCGGAAAGCTATGTCACCCCTGACATGGTGGAACAGCCGCCTCATTACAACACCGCAGGCATCGAATGCATCGACGCAATGGCAGCAATGGTAGAGGACAGTGATGTCTCTGCACACGTAGCCTACTGCTGGCAGAACAGTTTCAAATACCTATGGCGCTGGCCTTACAAGAACGGCCTAGAAGACCTGAAGAAGGCACGTTGGTACTTGGACCGCATGATCCAAAGTATGGAAGGGGAAGACTAATGACCCCAGGTTTTGAATACTTTGACGACACTGCCGAAGCCCTACGTGACCCCAATACCTATTTAGGTAAAACACCCTTGGATATGGTTCAGCATTTTGCACGAACATACGGTCAATCTATGGGTCACGCATGGGAAAAAGGCGCAGACAAAGACATGTTACGTGTCAGCCTAGTCACCGAAGAATACGAAGAGGTTTTGGATGCGATTACGCCTGAAAACCTTCTCAAGGAACTAGCTGATCTAGTCTACGTCACATACGGGTTCGCAGCCACATTCGGCTGGAACTTAGACGAGGCTGTTCGGCGGGTACATGCATCCAACATGTCTAAGTTGGGTGACGACGGTCAACCTATCTACCGTGAAGATGGGAAAGTCTTAAAGGGGCCACACTACGAAGCCCCTGATCTGAATGATTTAGTTTGAGGGAACAACAATGATAAAAAATGAATACGGGCCAACACTACCGATCTCTGAAGAGATCCATGCACAGAAGTATCGCTCTGAAGGGGAAACCTTTCGTGAGGCTATGACACGGGTAGCAGAGGCACTAAAAGACGACGAAGCACATTTCGAAAACTTCCGCACTATCCTGTATAACCAGCGCTTCCTGCCTGCAGGACGTGTACAGTCTGCTATGGGCGCACCACGTCGTGTGACACCTTACAACTGTTTTGTCTCTATGACGATTGAAGACAGCATGGAAGGCATCATGCAGGCGGCACGTAACGCTGCAAAGACTATGCAGCTTGGTGGCGGTATTGGTTACGACTTTTCTACACTACGTCCACGAGGCGCATTGATCCGCAGCCTAGACAGCCGCTCTAGTGGCCCTATGAGTTTCATGGGTATCTTTGATGCTATCTGTAAGACTATCTCTTCTGCAGGCCATCGTCGTGGCGCACAGATGGGGGTCTTGCGTGTGGACCATCCTGATATTGAACAGTTCATCCGTGCTAAGAACAACAGCACAGAACTGACACAGTTTAACATTTCTGTTGGCGTAACAGATAAGTTCATGGAAGCGGTAAAGGCAGACGAAGACTTTGACCTAGAGTTTGAAGGCCGTGTCTATAAGACAGTATCCGCTCGTGCGCTATGGGATGATATCCTGCGTTCTACATGGGATTGGGCAGAACCTGGTATTCTGTTCATTGACCGCATCAACCGTAAGAACAACCTGCATTACTGTGAGTATATCGCTGCGACTAACCCATGCGGTGAACAGCCATTGCCGCCAAACGGTGCGTGTCTACTGGGTTCATTTAACCTGACTAAGTACATCGTACAGCATGATGGCAAGTACGTGTTCAACATGAACATGCTGAAGAACGACATTCCTCATGTTGTCCGTGCGATGGATAACGTTGTAGATCGTGCAACCTATCCGCTGCCCGAACAGGAACAGGAAGCCAAGGACAAACGCCGTATGGGTTTAGGTGTAACAGGCGTAGCAAACGCTATTGAGGCACTAGGCTTTGAGTATGGATCTGATGACTTCATCCGTGTGCTGGAAGAAATCATGGGTACTATCCGTGATGATGCATACCGTACATCTATTGAACTGGCGAAAGAGAAAGGTGCATTCCCTCTGTTTAGCCAAGAGTATCTAGCATCAGAGTTTGCTAAAACCTTACCTATCGATATTCGTACAGACATTGCAAAGCATGGCATCCGTAACTCGCACCTATTGTCCGTAGCACCTACAGGAACAATCAGCTTGTCCGCAGACAACGTATCGTCGGGCATCGAACCTGTATTCTCGCTAGGCTATGACCGCACAATCCAGACGTTTGATGGGCCGAAGGTAGAGCGTGTTGATGACTATGGTTATCGTGAGTTTGGAACCAAAGGTAAGACTGCAGATGAACTGTCTGTGTTTGACCATGTACGAGTGCTGAACGTAGCATCACACTTCGTAGACAGCGCCTGCAGTAAGACATGTAACGTCGGGGATGATGTAACATGGGAAGAGTTCAAACAGGTCTACATGGACGCCTATGAAGGTGGTTCATCAGGCTGCACAACATTCCGTGCTTCAGGCAAGCGCTACGGCATCCTTAATGCTTCTGCATCAGAGGACATTGCGGAAGAACCAGAGGTCGAAGAGGACAACTTCATCGAAGAAGGTGGTGCTTGTTACTACGATCCTGCCACTGGTTTGCGCAAGTGTGAGTAGCCTATGCGTGAAGCCTTCCGTCTAGGTTACGAAGCTTTCTTTGAGGGGGTGCTAGAATGCCCCTTCAGAGGAATGCTGAAAAAAGAGTGGGACAGGGGGTTTAACGCTGCATACAGCGACAACATAAGAGGCCGATATGTACAAAGTATTCAACAAGCGCACATTTGACGATTACGACGTAGCTGCAAGAGAAAAAGCCAAGAAATTCTGGTATTCTCAGGGCTACGCCTGTGCCGATAATGACGATGAGTACGATGTGGATCTCGTAGTCGAAAAAGACCTAAAACGCTTCTATTGTGAGGTGGAAGTGAAGACAGTCTGGCACGGACAGGACTTTAAGTATGACAGTGTTCATATTCCTGTCCGTAAAGCCAAATTTTTGAAGAAACCGACGAAGTTCATGGTCTTCAACAACAGCCTGACAAGGGCGGCAATCATTAGCAGGAAGGACTTGTTGGATGCACCTATAAAAACGGTGTCCAACGTACATATACGGCACGGAGAACGCTTCTACGACGTTCCTGTTAGCCAAATCCTTTTCGTTAACACTCTATAGGAGAAGAACATGAGTGAAGCAGTACAAAAGATCCTTGATGATGCAAAAGAAGCAGACTTTGAGGCCGCAACAGTTATTGGATTGACCAAAGAAGGTGGTATGATGGTTACCACATCCGTCAATAACGTAGCTGTGTTACATTGGATGCTGAATAAAAGCATTTTTGATGTAAATGTCTTTGAAAGTACACCTAAACCTGTTGACCAGGATTCTGAAAAAGAATAACATATCGGTAAGTTGGCGGTGTGGTAACCGCCATCCTTTCGGAAGGGGCGTGGTAACCCTTTTCGGTTTTGTGTGAAGCCCCTCAGAGAAATCTGGGGGGTTTTTATTTGCGCATAAAAAAGCCCTGCAGATCGATGTGACCTACAGGGCGTTAAGTTTTATGTCTTTGTTATGCTTATTCTGGCATAGCCTCATTCATCTGATCGTCAACAGGCAGACCTGCCCCGTACACACCACGTCCTAGATGCTTTGACATCAGATCAACTGCCTCTTCTACTTTGTCTGTTTCCACTAGGGCCATAACACGATCAAACTCTTCAGGGCTTGCAATCATGAGGTCTAATGTTTCAAGAACATCTGCCTGTATCCCTTTGCGGTAGTTTTCTGTCACCGCTTGGCTAACATTACGGGCAACAGTAGCTGTTGGGTTAAGAACACCAAACATAACGACGTTGAGGCGGTTCACAAACTTTTGAATTTGCTGATCGTAAGCCGTATTTGAACCGAAGGTAGCCCCACGGCCTTGGCGACCTGTCAGTGCCAAATCCTGTACGTCCAACAGCGCCACAACCTGTGCAGCACGGGCAGGATTGTCTTGGAAAAGAAGGTCTAAGGACCGCAATACAGGCGAACTAGGATTTCGCAAGATATTGTCTATTTTGGCAGCGCTTACTTCTCTTGCCGCACCATCGGTGCCGCCATCAAACCTACGTGATGTCTTCAGGCTTTCCTTTAACCATGTCAGGTACTGTGCTTGAATACCTTCCTTGACCATAGGATCGCCTGTAGCATCAGCGGACCGTAGCAATTCCTCAATACGTGCAGGCGCTTCATTAGAGCGGAAGATTTCATCGAAGACAGCTTGCGGGTTAGACTTAACGGCAGGCAGGCTATCGATGTTAGATAGGAACTTAGATGCCGTATCCAGCTTCGCCTGTTTAACCGTCTGCACGTAGTTGTCGTGCGCAATCTTACGGGCTTTCTTGGCATCTATTAGTCCCGACTCTGCAGTACGCAATGTCTCCACAGTTTCTTGGAACAATTCTACGATAGCAGGATCTGTACGTTCCAATACACTTAGGTAAGGCGCAATGGCTTGTGTCAGTGCTGTACTATTAGCGCCTGTGCCACCCGCTAGGCTACGGTTAAGCATGTTCATCGTATGCCCTACCATAGCTTTAGCTAGTTCTGGGTTAGCCTCTATGCCTTGTGAGCCGCTATCTAGTGCGGCAATGAACGCATCTGTAGACTTTGTAACGGCGTTCGGGCCAACAGACATATTGTACGCCTGCATACCCTTTTGATAGGCGTTAGCTAAACCTACAGGATCACCTGTCGCTGTATTCAGCTTAGGATTCACTTGCTTTGCAGCATTGCTGAAGTCGGACAACGCATCTGTCGCCAAGAATGTACCTGCATAATCTGCATACAGGTCTAGTGCTTCCCCGTAAGCGGGGTCAGCATTACGTGCAATTTCATCAATGCTACTTTTCAGGTTGATCAATGCAGATGCATCTTGTTGGCTATTCTTCAACGCCTGAATACGAAGTTCTATTTGCGGACGAATGCCTACAAACAAATCTTTAAACGTATTGCCGCCCTGTATAAGGCGTTCTAGCACCTCTCCAGGCTCCTCTCGTACACCCCCTACCATCTTAGGCCGTACCGCCCGTAGCAAAGCCGCTAGAGGGTCTTCTTTAAGGCTGGTTGTACTGATAGTGTCAAAGTCGTTTGTACGTGCGCCTGCTTCTTCAATGATGTCTATGATGTCTGTCATGGCAACATCTACATCAGGCAGATTACCAAACGCCTGTTTGTACGCAGTACGTTTTTCTAGCCATGCTTTATAAAGCTGGTCGCCAGTAAGTCCTTCGAGTAATGCCTTTTCTGTTTGATCGGAGCCTAGAGCATTAGTCTGACGGGCCTCTTCTAGTGTTTCAATGATAGCATTCTGATTAGACGCCGCATCTAGTGCATCGTTTGCGGCATCCAGATCCATTAGGGCTGCATCTAGCCCTTGACGGGCTTCATCCACAGCACCTGCAATAGGCATGGCAATCTTGTCTGCACTACCCACTACTGCCGCATCGCCGCCTAGTTCTGTAGCCGTTGCGTCTAAAGCTTCATCAAAACCTTCTACAATGCCACGGTCTGCATTACGCACGGTTGTACTACCTGATGTAACACGGCCTTGGCGTATGTCTGTCATTTTAGAGCGAATGGTTGTAGCCGTCTTTTTGACAAACTCTTCATACGCTTCGTCCGTCATAAGCGCTTGCTGCCAACCATAGGCACGGCGCACATACTCCTCTGCGCCTTGATAAAGAGCGGTTGTACTATCTAGGTTGATTTCTGTGTTAGCTAAAAGTTCGGCACGGAAAGACTTATTATCTTTCATTACCTCGCCCATAATCCTTGCACGTTCAGCAAACACTTCTGCAGGAACATCTGCTAGGTTAGGGTCTAGTTCTTTCAGTAGAAGCGCACCTAAGTCTCTATCACGGGCATTCTTTTGCAGCATCTTTAGAGGCACAAGCTTAGACACGACTTTACCGCCGCCCTTCGCCACTCGGCCTAATAAGGTAAGGCCAGCAGAGAATGCTACGTTGTCGGCAAAGTTTGCAAGATTACGGTTTTCTTCCGCATCAAACCCTAATGTCTCTACAATATTATCGCCAAACAAAGGTTCTGTTGTTTCAGGCGTAGTTGCCGTGGCCCCTAGGTTAGCACCTGTGCCGATGATCAGGGTCTTATAGAACACACGAGCGGCGTCGTATAATTCTTCTGGTTTTTTCTTTCCAACCTTGCCCCACTGCTTCGCCATATACGCTGCGACTTTAGGGGACACATTTAGTGTCTTCTCTAACTTAGTGGCGAGTCCTGCACCACCTACAGAACCAACTAGGATAGAAACAATCTCTTGCCCAATCTCATCCCCTGCGTCTTCAGGCGGAACAGTTGGAAAGTTTTCTTTAACGTAGTCGGTTTCAGGATCTGTACCAATACGGACACCTGAGTCTTCTAAAGCTTCGTTAATACCTAGCGCATCTGCCCCAGCGCCAATGGCGTCGGTAATACCTTCCCCTACACGAGCAATACCTTTAGCTGCTTCTGCCACACCACCTGCAAGGATACGCCCTGTGCGTCCGCTTTCCTGTGATGATGGTCCTGGGACTACATACGTCTGGGTTTCCCCGTCTTCGTTAGTCACCTTCTGAGTACGCATATCCAAGCCAAAAGCTTCCGCAGTCTCAGATTTTTCGCCCCGCTGGTTATATAGTTCTTCGTTAGCAGAGTTTAACGCATCATAGAACATCTTACGCTTTTTGCTATCACCTGCTTCACGAAACGTAGGATCAGTCATTAGCTGCTGGTATATGGGATGCTCTGGATCAATAGCCGAGATACCTGTCGCCTTAGCAATATTACCTATAATCCCATCACCTGGGGTATTGTAATAGTCTTCTGTGGTGTAAACATCACCTGCATAAGAACGATCTTCTTCCTCGGTATCTTCAAAGGGATCTTCAAGTGCCGCTAGAGCGGCCTCTACGTCAAAGTCCTCAGTAGAAGCCTCTTGTTCTTCTAGGGCTTTTAGAGCGGCGTTTATATCAAAATCTGCCATTATATTACTAGCCCCCTTGTTGAGATGATGTAGCCATTTTTAGTAGTCGTTTTCTAATCTCTGACTGCTGTTTAGGGCTATATTTAGAGTAGTCGTAAGTACCATCCTCGTTCTTTGCATCTAGCATAAGGGTCATAAACTCTTTATCTTCCATGTCGGTAAAGGATAAGACAGAATCTGAAGATGTAGTTGAATTTGCCCATCCGAAGTAGTCTGGTAGCAATCCATCAGGGTTTGTATTTTCGAATTTCTCTTTTGCAGTCCATAGATCAGAACCAAAAGACGCACCGTTTTCTATACCAAACTGTACTTGGCCTGACTCTCGCAAGGTAATTGCAGAAGACGTTGCATCTGCTAGGCGCTGACGGGCAAAGGTTTGTAGGTTCTGTTCAAAGCCTTCAATCCCTTTTCCTGCAAACATTGCACCACGGATGTTGTTATAGTCTTGGTTAGAGAAACCATTACCTTCTTGCCCGAGCGCTTTACCCGCAGCAAACACGTAACGAACCATTGCAGCGCTGAACTGTTTATAGGCGTTTGCTTCATCTGCATTATCGAAGTTACGACTATCGATGTAAGCATTCATTTTACCTAACAGAGTGCCTTGATCCATCTCTGCATTAGATCCTTCACCTAGAAGGTTAAACAAGGCTTCCGCTTCCTGTCTTGCGCCGACCAAGGCAGACTGTGTTGCGCCGACTAAGGTTAGGACAACAGGATTTTCTCTAGCCATCTCTGCTAATTCATAGCCCTGTATTGTAACCTCTGACGCTGCCTGCATCTTATTTCGCTGGGCTTTAGTTTGTACGGACACAGAGTTTAGACCGCTTTCGATCAGAGCAACGCTTTCTTCAGTGTCTACTGCAGTTACTGCATCCTTAGAAACGCTTTCACCATCATTGGGGTCAATAGGGATATAGTTTCCGTCTTCACCCTGACGTGCTGCAATACGCTTACCGTTTGTCATGATGTAAAGGATCTCTTGGCTTGGTTTATCGCCTAATCCTTTTGCCGCTTCTAGCCCCTGTCTTAGTGAAGGCTCTTCGCTCTTAAACCATGCCTCCGCAGCTTCACGGTCTTCCTTGACCGTAGAAGAACGCATACGAGAATATTTCGCATACATAGCGGCGTAGTCGCTGTCAGTAAGCTTACTATTCTTTTTGGTATCTGTGAATGCGCTAGACCCGAAGGATTCGACTTGATTAGCTAGTTCTTCTTTACCCTTACGGCGTAAGTCTTGTGCAATACCTAAATAGTTGTCTTTTGTTAGATCAGCGAATTTAAACTCTGGTTCCATGTCGGGGGCATCAATAGCAAAGCTTGGGGACATGTCTCCTTCAGACGCTTCCCCTACACCACGAGTGGTTGTGTCATCTAGGTCACCAAACTTCTTAGCATAGTCTGCTAGGCTGTTACCTTTAACACCGCTACCGCTGTCGTCGGGGTTATACTCGCCATTGCTTTCAAGGTAGCGCTTCATGCCACCATTACCGCCTAAGTGCGCCATAGCGATCATACCCGAACGGGTAATAGTTACACCGCCGATAGTCTGTCCTATATACTTCTCTAGGTTATTTCTGTCGATGTAAGCATCAATGTCGTCAAAGTGCCAATCCGCAATCTTTTCCTGCTCTTCTTCCGACATCTCTTTTAGCTGTTCAACAGTGTATGATGTGCCGTTGGCTTGGTTGTAGTCGTCTAGGCGACCCTGTCCTATCTGATACAAACCTACGTGGTCTTTACCATCTTCCTTGTTGAAGTCTACGGCATCTGTCTTACCGCCGCTTTCACCTGCACGTAAAGCAGAACGAACACCCGTAGCCTTGCCTGTGCCTAGGATTTCACTCATCTGCTTATTGGCAGAATCACGGAAATCGCCTGCTGTTTCGATACCTTGCTTACTTAAGGTCTTATCTGTTTTATCTTCAATAGCCGTACGCATTTGTGCATCAATACCTGCAGGATCTGGGAACATCTCTGAGTCCCCTGGATTTGCTTTGGGATTGCCTAATGCACGGCGGGTAGAATCCAAAGCGGTATCAACACTAATACCGTCACGGCGTAGTAACGGTCCCTGCATTGGGCCTACTTCTGTAATCCGCTTGTTAAGTTCAACGAATGCCGTACTCGCATCAGCAAAGTTATCATCATACGTTTTCACATGATCTACAGCGTACTGGATAAAGTTAGGGTTCGTATGATCTCTCCCATTCTCTTTCAGTAGTTTTTTAGCCTTCGCAAGACGGTCCTTTTCTACACGCTCTTGTTCTTTAGCATCCGCTAGTGCCTGTTCTAACCGAGCCTTGCGCTCTTTTTCTAGTTCCTGCGCTCTTAGCCGTTCTTCATCTGCAAGCTTATCACTACGATTACGGTCATATCGTGCTTGCTCAGAACGCTCTGCCCGTGCCGCTCTCATTGACTCGGAGAATGATCCTGCAAAGCCATCAGCAAACATATCGAAGCCGCTTTTAGCAGGGCGACGATAGTCTAGCTCACCGCTTGCGACTTTAGCTTGTACGTCACGCCAACCCATTACTGCATCTCCTCTTCATCTTCTTCTACTTGCCCAAGCATTGCAGCCTGTTCATCCTCAGATGCTTCCATAGCGGGTGACATAAAGCCTTCAGCACCGTCAGGGCTGTCTACAACTTCTACAACTTCGTCTTCTTCATCGTCTTCAAATATACCCAGCGCCATCTTTAAGGACGTAGGCGTAATAGGCTGACGGTTCTCGTCTTCAACGCCCATCTTGTATTTGATGTCGTTAGTCTTAGCGATGATTTCGATGTAACGGGCTAACGGGCCTGCCATTAGGATAGCTAGGTCAATAGGGAATTTACCTTTGGCAATACCTTGCATCAGCATCGCAGAAACAACCGTAGTGATAGGCAAACCTATCTCTAGCATAGAGTAGGTCAATTCTGCCTGCTCTTGTTCCTGCAGCTTGTTCATCAGGTATTCTACGCCATCGTCATATTCAACAATTTCAGGCGGACGGTGCCAAGGGTAGTTACGAACATCACTGGTAAAGTTCTCACCAGGAATAGGAGCATCAAACATCTTCAGCATCGTCTTCCATCTCCTCTTCTTCTGGATCAAAGTCGCCATCTTCTATGGCCTGCTCATATGCATCGAAGTAGGCAGGGGTATAAAACAGTTCCCCTTCCTCTTTTGTCTTAGCAAACTCTTCTGCTATTTTACCGTCTAGGAAAGCCTTGATGGACTTCACTACTGCTTCTTCAAACTTCATTGCGGTAACTTCCTTTTCTTATCACAGCTTCAGGATTTTCATCCAATCAAGCCCACCAGCTACTGTGCCTAGGATATTGCCTAGGAAGCCGAATAAACCGCCGCCGCTGCTGCTGCTTGCTTGTTGTGAAGCCTGTGCTTGGATTTGTGCCACCAGAACCGCACGATCACGGTCTGCTTCGTTCTCCGCTGTTTTCCACAGGTAATCTAGCTGCGAGTCTACACGGTCCCACATGCGGTTTAGGCTTTCCTGTGACAGATCTAGTAGGTTTTTAACGTCAGTAGATGCAGCATCAAACTTCATCTCTGTCTCTGTCTCTACGACAGTCTGACGCCACTTAGCGTTAGATAGATCGATGTTGTACTGCATATCTGCGTAGAACTGATCACGGTCATTTTCGATACGTGCATTAAACTCTGCAGCATCGTTAATCTCGCCAACGTTAAACCGTTTCATTTCGTTGGCGGCTAAGGCTGTTGCCTCATTCGCTCTCATCGCTAGTCCGTCGTAGAACTTCTGCATATCGTTTGCAGCTTCGGCAGAGAACAAGCGTTCTGCATTCTTAGCCTTTATGTCCTCAAACAGGGCGTCAATAGCCGCTTTCTTGTTGATGACTTCGGCCTGCTGTTCATTCTCTAGGTTTTGCAGATCCATAGTGAAGAATGTCTGCGCATTCTGGATAGCTGCAGCTTCACGGGCATCCATGTTCGCTAGTTCGAACTTAGACAAAACATTGGCTTTGTTGATGAATGCCTCTTGGCGATTGTCTAGGTTCTTGATGGTTAGCGTCTGGAAGAACGAAGCTTCTTTCTCGGCAATGCCTAGGGTGCTTTCCATCATAGCATTGGACAGGGCTGCAACCGCCGCTGTACCTGTCATGCCTTTAAAGGCGATAGACTTCTGGACATTACGGGCGGTAGACTGCGCCCATGTAGGGATCTTTGGATTGCCCTGCCCGTCTTTAAATTCTGCAGAGATAATCTTCATCTGCCCTAGGATTGTAGACTTGGCATCGGTGTAGTTACCTTCGCCTAGCTTATCCGCAAGCAAACGTCCTGCCACGGTAGAGGTATCGATGATACGGCTGATGTCTTGCGTAGCGTACTGGTTTAGCGCCTCGCCTACATAGTTGGTTGTACCGTCTTCGTTAGTGCCTGTAGCAGCGCCTTTCATATCGATGGTGAAACCGTCTGCATCTACTAAAGCTGCATCTTTGACTTCGCCTGTAACAGGATCAACCATATTATCGGGATCACGTACTTCGTCGCCAATAAGTGCAGCGTTGTAAGTTTCTGCGTCTGCCGCATCTGGTGCAACCGTAGAAACAGCACCGTCTACCTCTGTAGCACTGTAGCTAGGATCGCCGCTATTGTTAAATACGTCCTTAGTGCCGTCGATGCTCGTACCTTCAGCATCAGCGTTCATAGTAGGTACTAGGTCACTTAGGTTAATGCCTTTACCATCTAAGTAAGCTTTAGGGTCTGCTAGGAGGGCTTCGATATCGGCATTAGACGCATCCATGCCCGACTCACGTAGAAGTTCTGCTAGGGCTTCTTCGTTATAGTTGCCTAGTGCCTCTTGCTCATTGACTGCCTGTGAAACACTCAGGGCATCCGCAAGGGTTTGATCATCATTATTGCCGCTGTTGCGTAATTCTGCTATTCGCCCGTAGTCTGTCCCGTCTACAGGTTTTCCGTTTTCGTCTACCTTAACAGTACCGTCTTCGTTAGCTGCAATATCGTAAGGAAGCCCTAGGAAGTTGTAGGAATAATATGAACCGTCTTCTCGGGTGTATACTGCGGTACGTCCATACAAAGAGTAGGAGTCTGTATCTTTAATGCCGCCTAGCCATTCAATAGCCTTGCCATACGTCGTGTTTGTCAGAAACCCTGAATGGCCCTCTACAGGTATTTGCCCTGATGCAACTCCTGGGTCGTCATAGCTTCCCACAACCGTTGTAACGCTACCGCCATCATCGTTGTGGGTTACGACTATATTGTTGTCATTGTTATTGGGATCATCATCAATGTCATTCGCTGTAACAGTGGGACGGTTTCCGCTGATAATATTGTAGTCTTCATCAATGACGCTATCAGGCGGATAAGCTAAAACACCACCTGGGCCTTTGATCCCCATACCACCACGGCTACGCAGAAGCTGTTCTTCTTCAGCGTTAATGTATGCCAGCATGTGAGGCTGCCCCATGATAGAGGCATAGCGAGGGGCTTCATTGCTCTGCTTTGTACTCTTATCCTTAGCCATTTAGCTGTTCCCTCTCACTTTCACACCGTCTGATACGGTCCCGTAGTTTTGCATAATCTGTGATTGCCATTGGTATTGCTCCATACTCTTGCGGTAGAGCGTCCAATTCATCTGCTAGTTCGTTGTTGTACTCAGGCGAATATTGAACCAAAGGCGGACAATACACCTCCACCTGAGTTCTATAGACCGTCCCTGCGCAACCGCTCAGTAAGGTCATTCCTGCTAGTAGGGTTAAAGTCTTCATGTTCCGCCATCGCTTTGTAAAAATCTGCGGCCTTGTCTCGGGCCTGTAGTTCGTCGGCAAGAACTTTGGTCTTTTCTATCTTCTTCCCATCTTTGCGCCCTAGGACGTACAGAATAGGTAGCAGGACAGCTAAAGCCCCGATGATGTAGGTCTTGATCTTGCCGACGATAAACATCAGTGAACGCCCTCTTTGTGATCCTTAAACCGTGCGTAGGCTGCGAGTGCGATGCCGCCTAACGCACACAACAAAAAGATTGTTTTCATGCTGTCAGAGTAAGGGACTAGAGCTTCTATCTGCGGTGTGATCTCGCCTAGGGCTGTAGCTGCGCCAGCGATACCTGCGCCTGCCATCGTCTTGGACTTAGCAAGAGGCTTCTGCGCTGTGGCCTCTACACGCTGTGGGCCGATAGGACCGCCATCATCTGCAGGTAGTTTTGCATCAGATGAGAAGATTGCGGCTTCTGCAGCACGGCGGCGTGTTAAACCTTTAAGTGGAGTAAGCTTTCCGTTAACCCGTGCTTTGTTCCAGCGCATAATCTGTTCAGGAACATCGTCGTACTGGCCCATGTTAAGCTTTTTCAGTAGCGTAGAACTGCGGAAGTTACCGCCGCCTAAGTTGAAAACAAACGACACCAGAGCATCGAATTGTCCTTGTGTCAGAGGCACGGTGACGTACTGCTTAACAATATCCGCATGTTCACGGATCTCGTGCATAAGCTGTAGTTCTGCCTCTTCTTTGGTAATCTTCATTCCAGAGCGGACGCCTTTGGTTACGCCGTAACCGATGGTCCATTTGCCAGCAGGACAGCGATAGCTGCTTATCATTCCGTCTGGCTGTACACGGTGTAGACCTTCAAATCGTTTGATCAGGTCCACACCTTCTTTTGATATGTGTTGTGGGTGCATATTAAACCGTTTGGCTAAAAGGTGACATGAAACCTGACGTTTGAACGTTAGGCTCTCCCTCTCGTGGGTTTGCCTGCATTGCAGGACTTAAGTTACCCATTGAAACACTAGCACCAGGCATTGACTCTAGGTTTGCTAGATCTCCCAATGCCTTATTAATGTTGATAACGTTCTGCCCGATGGCAGTCCCCGTGTTATCGAAAGCACGTAGTAGAAGGTTACCATTATCATCCACAGAACGTCGGATGACGTTACCTTGTTCGTCTACGCTTTCTTGAATCAGTTCTCCTGTGTCAGAGAATGCACCATTCATTTGATAGAACTGTTGGCGCATACCCATATCCAGTTCTGTCATTTGTGATGCTACACCTGCTAAATCCTTAACCTGCGTATCCATGACGTTAGATGTGGTATCGAAGCCAGAACCAATCTGCTCTTGTGTAGCCTGTAGCTGAGACATTTGCTCATTGTTCATCTCAGTCATCAGACCTTCTTGATCCGTAAGCCCTTGCTGTACACCAGCAAACCCTTGCTCAATCTGACCGCTGATAGTGTTAAGCTGATTGACGCCCTGCATAACATCAGTAACGTTCAAGCTTGTTTCACCTATCAGGTTACCCTGTGCATCAAACTTCTTCTGGATCATGTTACCATTGGCGTCCATTTCACGCTCAATAGTGTTGCCCATAGCATCTTGGCCTGTACGGATTAGGTTACCCTGTGCATCGAAGGCACCAGAGATCTCCTGCATCTGAGCCTTTTGCTGCTCGGATAGGCCATCCATGTTAAGACCCATCGTTAGAAGCTGTTTACCTTGATCTGACAGAGTAGCATTCTGTGCATCAAAGCCTACAGACAGCGCCTCTGCATTAGCATCTAGCTGTCCACCTAGCTGACCTGCGATCTGGTTTTGCAGATTTGTCTGCGCTTCGTTAGCTTGGTTCAGGGTATCAGTGATGTTAGTCTCTGTGGTGCCAATAAGCTGTCCCTGTGCATCAAACTTGTTGGTGATTAGGTTACCCTGATCATCAATCTGGTTGGTCAGGACATTGCCCATCTCATCCACAGTCTGACCGATTAGGTTGCCCTGATCGTCAAAGGCACCCGCCACTGTCTCAAAGCTTGCCGCCATGTTTTCATCTAGGCCGCTAATCTGTGAGCCTAGTTCAAGCAGGGATGAAGCATTAACATCTAGCGTCTGGTTCTGTGCATCGAAGGCATCTACCAACACTTCGTTGATGTCTACACCCTGTGCCGCAAGATCTGCAGACAGGTCGTCATACATGCTTGCAAGTTCAGTATCAAAGCTATCCGTGACAGTATCTTCGAAGGCACTGAAATCACCTGTGATGGTATCGCCAACAGCCTCGATTTCATCCTGAGTTTCTTTAAAGCCTTCGCCCATGTCTTCATCGACAGCCTCAAAGCCGCCTTCAACAGTCTCGCCTAAACCAGTAAAGCCTGTGTCAATAGCATCGTCTGTATCAGAAGCATAACCAGAAACAGCTTGGGTGTACTCACCTAGATCATCACGTAGGTTTTCGTAAGATGTCTCTTGACCATCTAGGATATTAGAGCGCTGTTCACGAGCCGTGTCTTGGTCGTCGTCATAACGATCTACATAGTCGTCAAAGTTAGATACAAACCCTTCTTGGCCTTCTTGTACGTCGCCCAGAGTACCAGAAAGATTGTCGTAGTAATCGGCTTGGTTATCGCCCATCGTACCTAGATCATCTAGGATAGTATCACGGCTGTCTTGTGCGCTGTCATTCAGATCCTCACGGCTTTCCTGTGCATCATCAAAACCTGTATCCAGAGTATCGTCTACGGTATCAAAACGGTCTGCACTTGCATCCGCTAGATCATCTAATGAGCCGCCTAGACCTTCTGTATTACTGTCAATCTCGTCTGCCGTTGTCTGTACGTCGGTGACCTGATCAGAGACACCGCCTATAGAGTCATCAACGGTGTCAAAACGACCGCCCATATCTGAATCTAAAGTATCAATACGGCTGCCAATGTTGCTTTGGATATTGGTAGACTGCTGCCCTAAATCACGGGTAAGATCTCCAAACTGACTGGTAACATTGCCAAACTGGTCTGTAAGGTTTTGGTTCTGATCGGTGAACTCTTTGTATAAGCCTGTGTCAGACACAGAAGAAGGAAGGCCTACAATGTTTCCCATCATACCTTGGGCATCGTCTGCTGTTACAACACCATCGCCGTTAATATCATAACGTAGATCTGCTTCTTTCAGCCCCTGTGCCATCTTGAGGGCTTCAAGACCATCTGACATCTGCGGTCCATCCCCAAAGGCACTAAAGTCATAGTCATAGCCCTTCTGCCCAATCGCACCGCTGATATTACTCATAGCAGTGTCTTGATTATCTAAACGCCCATACATCGTGTTATAAGCATCGCTGGCTTCAGACCGCTGTGCATCCAGAGAAGAGGCAATGTTGCCTTGGTTCTCTTTAATAGTGCCTTGGTTGTCGTACAGGGATTGGTACTGATCGTCGCCTAAGCCTGTATTTGTTACGTTTGTGACTGTATCGCCACCGCCGCCACCGCCCATATTAAAACTCCTTGGTATGAACCTTGTCAGGCTGTTTGAATCGACGCCAGTTTGCAGGAACCCGTTGACCTAGAACTGACTGTGAATGTTGCATCATGCCTCGCATGATTTTTAGCGAATGACCGTAAGGTGCTATAAAATCTATGCCCCAAAGCTGATATCGATCATCGATTGCATCAGGACGTTTCCATACCTCTTCGCCAGGCATCCAACGCTCTGATAGAAATTCGTCGGCCTCTTCCTCAGTAAGCCAAGCCCATGTAACAAATCCGACAGGCTTATTATCCTGGTAGTACAAATAGGCTTTGTTATGGATTAATGGGAAGAGGCAGTAGTGATTAAACTCGACTAGAGTATAGAGCCTATGATCATCTGATTGGTTGAAGAGATATAGGCAATCCAGAACAGTGTTTCTGTTCTTCATTGCGCACCTAACTATGTCTATGGGATGTAATCAGTATAGCACTTTGTTAGGGGCTAATGCAAGTATTTTATGCAGCATCTACCACTGCTTGTGGTGTAGCATCAACAACAGCCTGAGCCGCTGCACGTTCTTCGTTGTCCACTGTGATAAGCGGGTTCTCAATGGTTTCCTCTGTAGGCTCTGCCATAGGATCATCCTCAGAGTACACCATGCGTGTGACTGTAGGCTCAACAGGTTCAATGGCTGTCTGCACGATGACTTCCATCATCACGTCTTCCATTTCCATTGTTTCTTCGTTGAACACCTGCTCACCCGTAGGCTGCATCTCAGTGACTTCTTCACGACCATCTGCAACGATGTATTGTGCTAGTCGGGCCACTGCTACACGGTAGTCTGCAAGCTGTTGGTTGAACTGCTTCTCGTCTGCCGCTGCCTGTAGGTCTTCTGGAATATCACCGTCAAAGCAATCTGCGCCTTCAGCAATGATTGCGTCTAGTACTTCCTGATAACGACGATTAGATGGCCTAACTGGTATGGATAAACCATCGTCTGTATCTATGCTGTAAATGCCTACGTCTGTGTGGTGCATCTGTATTCTATAACTCATAATTAAAGCTCCGCATCTAACTTTATTCGTGCAGTTGTGTCATTGCTTATGTAAATCCAACCGACACCACCAGACGTATATCCTGTACCTGTGAAACCTAATTCAACTGCATCATAACCGCTTGAGCCGCTACCAATACTTAACGTCGAAATATTTATGCCAGTACCACCCTGCTGGAACCTAATGCTACCATTTGAGGTTAAGTCTGGTATGTCACGCATAGAGGTAGGTAAGTGTAAGATTGCACCACCCGCTGTTGTGGATGTGGCAAAACCAATGGCCACTCGACGATAAGCACTCTCACCACCGATAGATTGATAATACCGCTGGCACAACGCCAGTTCTTCCCCATAGGATCGGTGTTCAAAAGGCGTGGCGACTTTGCCTAGTTCTAGTTGGGCTTCGGTAAATTCAATGTAGTCACCAGTATTTACGTCAGTGCCACCATCTGTAGTTGAGGTTATTTTAACCCTTATATCAAGGCTAGTTGCTGTTGACGGAACAACAAAAGTGCCACTAACAAGCTGCTCCTGACCTGCGCCTGTGTATTTAACATACCCAAAGGTTGTTCCGTCTGCCCTAAGTATTATTTTTGCCTCAGGCGAATTTGAGGTTATTTTAGCCGATACTGTAATCTCTTTACCTGCAAGTACAGAAACATCTTCTATCCTTTGAATAAAACCAATGTATCCAGATGACGATGAAGATGTAGCTACTGCTTTTAACTTTCCCGAAGATAAGCTCGCATCTCCTGAAATTGCAGTAATGTTTGTAAGCCAACGATCCGTATGCTCATACTCACCATTACCTATTCCAGTAACAGGAAGAACACCACGTTGATTAATAATGTGACTACCATTAATGATCCAGTTCCTACGCCCTGCACCAATTAGGTTAAACTGTTCCTGTGGTGTCTCAGCACGAAGCATAGCCTCGCCAGCTATACCTGTGGGTTTGTCTAGTTCTGCCAGCTTTTCTCTTACGTTAATGGCTGGCTTAGATACGTTGACT